TGAATGTATTCATAATCTGGTCTCCACACACCTTTGTAGTTGGGGAAGAACTGATTATCAGCGTCGGGTGCGCCGACAACTAATACATTACCATCATAACTCATTGACAATGACTGGCCGAATCTTGTGCCATTCATTACTAGTTCACTAACTTGTCCGTCGGTTAGCAATCCAGTAAATAAACTAGAACCATCATCTTCTAATGCAATTGACTGCGGCAGCGATGCTTGAGTGGCAACTGCATCAAGTTTGGCCCACTCATTTGAGTCTATACTAATTGTACTGCCATCCCCATAGGTATCATACTGCGCTTGCCAAAACTCTCCATTGTATGTTACAACTGAACCCGACGGATAAAAATAGTTGGATTGCATTCTAACACTTTCAGTAGGAGGTGTATGATTTTTTGAAACTCTATAAGTTCCGACTCCACCCTTTTCGGTATGGACAGTTCCATCATCTGAAACAGGCCAATCGAGCTGTTCCAGAATATATGTTCCGTCTAATACGCCTTCGCCAGTAACACTGGCTCCGGATTTTAATTTTCCTGCGAGAGCTGTACTATCACCTGTAGATGCTACAGTTAATACGTCATCTGTAATTGTACCTTCGTAAAAAATCTCGCCTGGATTATATTCACCGACATAATTTGTGTTTTGAATAGTTTCCCAACCTGTTGCTTCAGTGTAATGGTATAACCATACCCTACCTTTAGTGTGTAAAGATCCTGGAGCACTTACTGCCATACCGTAACCGGTAGCAGTTTTACTCATCGCTATTGCGTGTCCAAATTCTTCAAACGCATCTAAACGTGGGCTGAGCAACGTTGTTCTATAATTCCATTGATTCAGTGTCCATTCGTATAATGTAACACTACCCATTTGTGTTTCACCGTCATTGGAGCCAAATGCAACCGCTTCTATTGATTTAACTTCTTCCCAATCTTGTGAGTAAATGTTGATACTGCTTCCGTCTGGTGCAATATCGACTTTTGATTTATATAATCTTCCTGCAAATAGTACAATTTGATTTGTACCGTAACTTACATAAGGATTATATTCGCCTCTATAATTGCTACTAATTCCTGTTGCTTTAGGCGAGCCAACTGCTAACCATTTGCTGTCAGGACTGATAGCAATTTCTAAACCAAACGAATTGATGTTACCATCAATAAATGCATCTGGTGGCTGTAAAATTTGTTTAATTGACAGTCCTTGTGTTGTTTCTAAGTATACCATAACACGAGGTGCTGCTGTTGCACTTGCAATTACTTGTTTAAGTGTAGGATTATAAACAACTTTCTCTCCAACCCTAACAGGTTCTGATAACCCGTAGTTAGTAATTTGTTTATCTGTATAAACTTTATTTTTTTCTACTACTTCCCACTTCAACTCTCCATTATGATCAATCCATAATTTAGATTTATTTTGAAGCAGTGCAATTTCTTCTTCGCCTATATCATTAAAATCATTGTACCTAACATCTGAAAAGTATATAGGATATATTGCTGAAGTTGTATTAAAAGTTTTATTAGGTGCTTTCTGTGGCAGTTCGTATGTAATTGTATTGTTAGTAACTGCTGTAATTTGATAAAATCCTGAGATATCATCAAGATTCTTAATACCAATAAATTCGTCAACAGCGAATGTGTGACGCTTACCAAAGTCAATAGTTATTGTTGTTGCTGCTTGAATTACTGAAATAATAGGTAATTCAAATGCTACATTAATACGTTTAACAGTCCAACTAGGACCACTAAATGTAATCCATATATGCTCATTGTTACTAACTGTATTAACGTTTAATTCAGAACTAATATCTGAAAAATGTTTAATTACATATTCTGTTTGTCCTAGTTTAACATACCCTGCTGTTTGTGTAGGCTTTACAGTATCTGATACAGGATTAATATTATCTGTATAAGGAATAGGAGCATAATCAAAGTTGCTTTGATTTACTCTATAATACCTATCTAAGAAGTCTCCTGTTTCTGGTGTTATTACAACAGGCTGAGGATTAATTCTAAACTTATCTGTGTCTAAAGATAATTCAACATTGTAAGACTGTGCTTCGCCGCCAAGTGTTCCAACTTTAAATGCCCATTGCTCGTCTAACTGTACACCATTACTATTATTTGTTGCTTTATTGAAAACTTTTGTAATAGGATTTTTACTTCCTTTTTCTCTAATAAAGCCTTGGTACAATTGAAACTGTGTAACTGGATCTTCAGCAATTGATTCTAAATATGTTCTTGTTTGATATCCTACAGTGTGTCTAGCAAGATCTCGTTGGCTTTTGCCTAGTCCTTCGCTATCTACTTCAAAGTAATCTTCAATTTGATTAATTCTATAATCAAAGTTAGGTATTAATTGCTTCTGTGGATCACTATCAAGCACTGTCCAGTTATTAGGTACAAATTCTTGTTCACTAGTATGTGAAATTAAACTTGTATAGTTTACTGATCTATATTGTACAATGTCACCTAGTTTATAATTTCTAAATGGTTGCCACGCAACAATATTAACATTGTCAAATATAAATCCTGGCGATGTATAATCACCGTCCCAGTCAACTGTTCTAAAGCCTTGTGATCTAATTCTTTCTTGTCTATATCCGCTTGGCTTGTCAAATATAACATCATTGAACACTGTTTTGTCGTCAAAGATTGTAACGTGTTCTTTAAGAACAAGATTTACTTTTAAGTAGTATAATCCATCTTCAGTGCCAGAAGTTGTAATTGTAAATTCTTGGAACTGTCTGTTAACATTAATATTCTTAACGTCTAACGGAACACCATCGCTTCCTAATACATTATATTCGTAGAAGCCGTCTAGTAGATTATCTGCAACGCCAACTGGCACAGTAATTGTAAGTTTTTGTGCGCCTGGACTTACAGTTAGTAATGATCCTTGAGACCAGTTGTGCTGTGTCCAGAACATAAATTCTTTTAATGCAGTTGCCCAGTCTTGAACTGATTGTGTTGTACCGTCATAATTATCAAACACAAACCCTGCTGCTTTTAGATATTCTTGGTGTCCAATAATAAAGTCTGCAACTGATTGTATTGTAGTAAATTGCTCACCATACGATAATCTTTTAATTGCTGTTGTGTTAAAGTTTCTACGTCTTTGTGCTGTAGTTGCTCCTGTTATAGGAAGTGCAGGTAATTTAGTCCAAAACAATTCATCAAACTTATCTTCTGCTGTATGAGTTTCTTTTGCTCTGTAATATACACCTCTGTTTTCAACAATGCTACCATTAGGATATAACTTGCTAGGTTCCCATAAAGTAAATGCTTCACTCAACCCGCCTATACTAATTACAGGATCTTTCTGGTTAGGAACAACTTGGTAATATTCAAAATAAGGTTTTACATCATCGTAACCTGATACTGTCCAACCGTTTGCAGTTTTTTCAAAAATCATACCACTGTATGTTAATGTTGCAATTGGAGAACTTACATCAAATATAATGTTAAAGTTTTCATTTGGTATTAGCGCATTACTTGATGTCGACTTAGGATTTTTACTATCTACTGAATATCGCTGTTGATCTTGATCAACAAAGCCGCTAAGTCTTGAAGAAAGTCTTACATTAATGTGTGTAATATCTTCTTGTACATCTGCTACATCAAGTCCTCTACTTTTAACATAGCAACTAATATAGTTTGCAAGACCGCTAGTTTGTTGTCCACCAGCAACAGGTAATTGTAAGTCTGCTGGTGTAATAAATGTTTCTGTTGTTTTATCTACAATTTGATTTGACAGATTACGCTTTGTTTGTGCTCTATCAAAGTTGCTTGTAATAAATTCAAACGGTTTAAGTAAACACATTGCCATTGCAATCGCAAACGGAAATTCTGAACTAGAACGCCAAGCATATTCTACAGGTCCTATGTCACCAATTTTAAAACTTCCTGCGTTGTTAAACAACACAAAGTTTTGTGCTAATCCGCTTGTTAACGGATCAACAAGGTTTCCGTCAGCATCCGATGGAATATGTGATATAATTGTTGTCCTAGCATAGCGTGGATATATTCCTGCTTTGTCACCTTGAACAATTTTACCATCTCTAATATCTTCCCATAGCAGTAAGTTACCATTTGTATATGGTGCTTCACCATACTCACTATCCCACCAAGTTGGCTTTTCAGTAAATCCTAAACATTCCCAAGGATGAGAATGAGGGCGGTCAGTGTCGTAATAATATTTGTATACACCTCTCCACCAACCTGGTAAGTCTTCTTTACCATCTGGACTTGCCATTTGATTGTAAGTGTATGTAAATGGAGTTTCACTATCAAAGAAAGTGTTTAATGTGTATCCTAGATTTGTATCTGCTACCCACTTTAAAAATTCTTGGTTAACAATATCATCTATGTTAGATTTTGTAAAGTCTGTTCTATAATAGTAACTTCCGATAACGCTATCGATATCAAAAACTTTTTCATCATAGTTATTTTTTATATTGTTATAAATTCTATATTCAAGTTCAAGGATAAGATCATCTCGGAAGTCTCCGTATGCTTGTGTGATGCTTCCGTCGTGTCCTTGGATTACTTCTCTTGGCTCTAAGTAAGTATCGTCTAAAAACTTTTTAGGTGTATATTTTTTGTATATTCCTAATGAAGTTGGTGTAGGTGGTATGTAACTAAATGATGTTGATACATATTCTCTAATTTGTATTTGATCGCCACGCACTAATGCTTTGCTAATTCTAACAAATGCGAATGCCGAGTCAACTGTATATTCGCTGTTTAGTAATAACTGTCTGTTGTTAATATAAACGTATACTGCTTTTCTATTAAGTGCATTAATATCAAATGCTGTAGATAATGCAAATGTAGTAATACCTACATCATCAACTTCGTAATCAATACTTGTAAACGCACCAGAACCAATTACATCTGTGTCAGCAAAAGGACTTGCTACACTTTTAGTTCTAGTTAATTCGTCGATAATGTTATCTACAAAGTCTGCTGGTACGTCTTCAAAATCTATTTCGCTTGCTTTCTTAATAAAGTTATCTTTAAAAACACTATATGCTTTTTTAGAATATTGAATTGATTTAATTAAGTTATAATTTTTATCATTAAGCAATGTAACTGCTGCTGCTGCAACACCACTGTGTTTTAAAAATCTTTTTGTAAACTTTTGAAATCCTGACAAATCTCTTAGATTTGAAACTCCAGGTATTACACCTTCAAACTCGTCATTAAATTCTAATGAAGTTGTTAAATGATCAGTTGCTTGTCCGAGTGTGAATTCCTTAACCTGTGTGTTAAGTGGATTCTTTTCTAGTCCTGCAGGAAATTCATAGTATCCTGTTACAGGAACTACATCATCAATAATTTTAATTGTTACAATATCGCCTGCTGCAAACTTAGTTTCAAAGGTAAACGTTGCACCAGTTCTTGTAAACGTATCATTAAATTTAAGTCCATTTTTATAAAAAACAACTTTTAATTTATCTGTTACTATGCCCCAGTCAATAGTGTTTGACCAGTCAAGTATTGAAACATCGTCTTCTGTAATCTTGACTGTGTTAACAATTGGCTGTAAGTAAGCATCATCAGTTTTTGTCCAACCATTGTCATACGCACCTTCAATCTTAAGATAACCTTTGTTAATTGGTACTGTAACTGTAGACTGTAATTGTGTGTATTGGAATGAATCTTTGTCTAGGTTAAAATCAAATGTAATATCGCCAACATTATTAATGTTTTGATATTTAATTTTAAATCCTAGTTCAGTATCTGTTCTACCAGTTCCTTGAGCGTAACTTAAAATTGGAGTACCTGTGAATGAAGTTACTGGATAAACTGTAGCATCACCAAAACTATAACCTTGTTCGTCATAAAGATCAAACAGCGGATATTGGTTTACAGAAGTTTTAGGTTGACTTGCTACCCATTTGTATCCATTATAATGAAACATTTTGCCAGCGTTAACGCTACCACGTCTTACAAGCACACATTCATTTTCAACACTATTTGTATCTAATGTTTCTTTTAGAGTAAGTTGTTTACGTCCGTTGTGTACAATAAACTTTACTTCGTAAATTTTGTTATTTGCTAAATTATCTGTATCAGAAGTTACAAGTACTCTTGCACCTTCGAATAAAAACTCTCCGTCTACACTGTAACCTGTACTACCTTCAATCTTAGAAAAGATATCAGTTGTAAAGTCATCAATGTAGTCAACAGTTGCTTTACTTACACCACCGTGATTAAACAATTGAATGTTAGGATGGAATTCAATAATAGGACGTTTTGCTCTAGTCTCTTCTGTTGCTTCGAAGTCTACACCTCTTTGAGTGTGTGCATATTCTAAAACACTTCTATGGAACCATCTATTGTATCTACTCCAAGGATTTAAATCTCTACTTGTACGGTTAATTGTAATGTAGTCTTTACTACCAGGAAACTGTGTAGCATCATCGTATGGTTGACTATCAAATCCTTCATTATCAAAAAGTATCTCAGGAACATTACTAGTTACTGGTGGCGCAATAAGATCTGTAAATGCTGTAAGTGAAATTTCTTTACCAACACCTTCAACCAACCAAGTACCTGTTGCATATTTTTCTTGAGCAACTTGTCCTCTGAATTCAATTACAAGGCCATTTGATAGTTGCACACCGTTAGAACTTACATAATCTTTTTTACCTACAATTTCTAACTCTGGATCAATGAATGTTGCATCTTCGATGTTGCCAATAATGAATTGTCCAAGTCTGTTAGGATCAGTATCACTTTGGTAATACAAAATATCCGGAGCATCTTGTGGAACCTTAAATTCAATAACACCTCGTTTAGCACCATTGTTAACAATGCCGCCACCGTATGTTAGTGAGTCAAGCACTGCATTATTATCTACTAATTCCCAATCTTGGGAATCAACTGAAATAGTACTTCCGTCTGCTGGCGATACATCAACTTTAGCACGCCATAACTTATCATCAAAAATTGCATAGTCACCTACAAAGTAAGTGATTTGCGGATTGTAAATTAAACTACCTGTGTCATAATTTGTTCTAATAACAAATCCTTCTGTAGGACTGTTTACTTCAAATCTATATGTTTGACCTCTGTACAAAACAACGTTAGGATTGTTTGTTGCACCGTCTGGTGTGAATATCCAACTGCTACCAACACTTGTTGTTACTTTGTATGTAGAAGTAACTGCACTGCTTTGTCCATATACTGGAACTGACGGTGGTCCTTGTGGTGCCCAAAAATACTCTCTGTAGTTTGTAAATTTATCCCAGTCAATTGCAGGGTTCCAACTATAATGTTCTTGCTTGTTGATAATATCATCACGCTCATTATAGTTGCCAAAGAAATTAAGTATATTTTTTAAATCAATATAATCGTGAAAGTTTTCTACCTTACGATCTTTTTCAATTGTAACACCAGGTTCTAGTTGATATCTACTGCGTAGAGTATCATCATCATCGAGATAAATGTCTTTACTGTTATATGTTTTACCATATCTACGACCAATGTAACCAACTAGTTTGTCAGTTGCACCCGGTTGTATTAACGGGTCAAATACTCCTGCTAAAAATTTATCATTAGCCTCAGTTTTAAAGATATCAGGTAAAAACTCGGAAGTTTTTCTGATTGGAATATTACTGTTAGGAAAAACTTTTTTATCTGCCATTATGCATCATCCACTACTGTTCCGCTTCCTGCACGAATTTCAGCAGCAGTGATAGAAGATACAATTTCTATATCATCGACAGATGCTCCGCTTACAAAAATTTCATCAGGCTTACTTTGAATCTCGAATAAACTACCAAACACTTGTGTTGGGTCTCTTGGTAAAATTACAAAGTTTGTAACATCCGGTGAAACTGAATTAATAACATATGCTGTTAATTCACTTAGATAAAATCTATCTCCGAAGTCCCAGTTGTTAATACTAAAAAATGTATTCATAGCATTTACAATTCTTACTTTTAAATTGTTATCGTTAATTGTTTTGTTAGGATTCTTAACTACTTTAAATTGTGCTTGTACTTTTTGCTCTGCTATAGTACCAAACAACACTTTGTATTTTACAGGATGATAAATTATTTCATCACTAATTGCTTTGATTTGATTCAATCCGCCGCCGAATGCAATTCTTAAATCCTCTGTTGTTGGTTCATCTGGTTTTGTACCAACACCTGCAAGATAGTTTCTAAATGAAGTATCGTACGCTCTTGTTAAGATAAAGATATCAACAATATTTGTTACGCTAGGATCAATTCTTCTGTCTGTGCTTGCAGCGTGAGTGTATTGAAACTTAAGGTCTCTTCTACCAATTTCTGCTTTGTAAGAAGTTTCAAGAGTAAATGTATTTGTTGTTTTGTTAACACTTTTTACTCTGTCTTCGTTAGCATCATAAAAATAAATTAACTGTCCGTCTACGTAATCATTTATATTGACTTGTGATTCTCTTTGTGCTATTAAAATAGTGTCGTTACTGTTATCAATAAGATTAAAAATATTAGTTCCGTATGAATCAGTTTCTTGCTTAAAGAATAAGAAGTTTAGATCTAAATCAGTACCAACAATATTTTCAAATGATTGCGGATCGTCAACAACACCGTCGCTATCTTTATCGCTAAACGCTAGTTTAATTTCTTGACTTGATTCGTATCCGTCATCAAACTGTATAGTATCTGATACTTCAAACGTATAATCTTGTACTAATGAACCTATTCCAGTATTAGTTTTATTAATACCTAATACTTTAATAGCATCTTTTTCAAGTTTACCTGTAATATTGTTATATGCTTTATCATTTTTATCAAAGTAAAATCTATTCTGTGCAATACTACCAAATACATAATCAAGTTTTCTTACTCTAACATTATACTGATCGTTATCTTTTACAAATGCAATGATCCAAGATGCATCAACATTTTCACTTGTAACATCGCCTGCTTTACCTAAACTAAATGCAGTGGTTAAATCTAAGTTTTCTGCTTGAATAATTTTCCACTGTGCTGCATTAATATCATAACGCAATCCAAAATTAAGATTAGCAAATGCAATGTTTGTCATTTGTGTTTCAATAGCATCACTAATATCTGTAACAAACTTAGGAACAATCCTAGTTGCAATTGCGCCAGATGGAATATTATCTGTAAATGTTATAGGACCTAACCCTGTGGAAAGCACTCCACGTCCTGCATTTGTTCCGTCACCTACAACACTTTGTACTTTGGTCCAAAGGTATGATGTTTGCTCGCTGTCATTGTCATTTATATCTACAACAACACCTTTCTTAAATGCTTTACCGTCTGGTGCTGTAAATTTGATACTTGCACCTGCTAATACAAATTTCAAGTTGTTAGTAGCATATGTTCCTACTTTAAGTAAACTTAAATCAATGTTGTTAACAAAGTAACCTGTACCAATATTAGTATCGTTTGTTATACTGTTCCATTCAATTGTAGTTTCTGAAAAAAGTATTTTTTCAAATCTTGTAATATAAAAGTTATAAACATCTGTGTTAGAAAAGATTTTTTCAACACGGTTTTTAATAAAGTTAATAATATCAGTTCTACTTGTAAATTTAAAACTTAATGTGTTTTCTGATTCTTGTTTATAAACATATCCATCGTCGCCAAATACATTTAACGATCCGTACTTTCCGCTTGCATCAATAATATCAATGTTACGTGAAATACCACTTGATGTTCTGTTTACACTTTTTACTTTTAAAATATTTTGTGATGTTGATAGTGGAGCAAGATTATAATCTTCTCCTGTAATCATTCTGTTTTGTGTATAGTATTGTGCAGGTGCATTTTGTCTAATGCTGTCAATATCTTCAGACGGTGTAGCACTACTTACAGTCTGTTGTAATGCAAGTCCTATTGTAATGCTGTGTCTTTGTCCTGCTTTGTTTAAGTAAGGAACTGTAATGTTAATTCCTCTTAGTTCATTAGGACTAATGCTGTAACTTAAACCATTACTAACTCTATAGTAAGTTCTAAAGTTACCTCGAGGTAAATTTCCGTATACTCCGTCAGCAAATACTAAATCAACTTTATCATTTTCTTTTGTGTTTACAGCATAGATATTTCTGCTGCCGCCTACAATACTATTATAAGCAATATTATTTCCTACAAGGTCTGATACCTGTAACCATTCAGCACCTTGGCCGCCATCAACATCTAATGAGTATAACCAAACATCATCATTGTTAATGTTCTGACTTTCAACTGCTACTTTTTCATTTGTAGTAGGTACATCAATACTAAAGTCTGCAAGTTCTAAACTACCTTGTTTAAACTGTAAGTAGAATCCTGTGTTTGCACTGCCTGGTCCTTGACCATCTTGGCGGTAAACAAAACCTAGTTGGTTACCTGGTGTTGGTGATTCTTCGTAAATTTCTTCTGCATCTTTAAATGTTGTACTAACCAGTTCAAATGCCATATTCCTTCCTGCAACAGATTTGCTAAAAGAGTAAATTGGAACATCTGCTGAAAAAGATCTAAATCTATACTGCTCTGTAGGAATGTTTTGAATGTTTGCAGTTCCTTGGCTTCGACCAAATTCTGTGTTGTCGCTCATTGCAGCATTTAGAATAAGGATAAATTGCTCTGCCCAGTTTGTATTAGTTGGATCATTCCAACGTACTGATTGCTGTGCAAGGTTACGTCCGTTACTATCCGTTAAATCTTCAGTAGTACTAACATTTACAAACTTCATTAATCCTGATGCTGGAATATTACGCTTTGCGTTGTACGAAAGCATTTTAGCAATACGTAAAACACTGTCTTTACGCTCTGCTAATTCAATAAAGTTTTCTCTACTTGCTAAGTCAAGTCTAAATGAAAGACTCTGTCCAAGGAATGCAACTGCATCAATTAGTGCAAGATATTCTGAACTTTCAATGTAATCATTAAAATCTTCTGGGTAATTTTCACGTAGGTATGTAATAATAACTCTACGCAAGTTTTCAAAGTCATAAGACTTGAAATCAGCGTTACGAAACGTCTGATATATACGAGTCCAGTCCTCGTTAAGTATTAAATTATTTTGTCTTGCTGTAGTACTCATTGCATCCTATTCCTTACTAATATTTAGCGTTAATCATTAACTGCTTACTTAATTGTTGACGTAGTCCTATCAAAATTAAAACTCATACTATCGCTTACGTTGAACGGAAGATATGTTACACTTGCTTCGATTCTCATACCCATTTCGGTGCTATCAATGGACACTTCATTAACTACAACTCTAGGATCGTAATTTACAATTGTTTCCACATCATCTGCTATTAGTTTTTTAGTTTCTTCAGTAAATGGTTCAAAAATCATATCCCAAATAATTGTTCCAAACTCAGGATTTTGTAACTTTTCACCTTTTTTAATATAAAAATGATTGATTAGATCTTGTTTTACTAGATCAATATCGTACAGTTTAAAGCCTTCCTTAGGTTTCTGACTGCTAAAACCTTTGTATGTAAAAGTTGAAGAAGTTTGATCACCGACGGACGCTTTGTTTACTGCTACTGTTTTTTTGTTGTATATGTTTGCCATTGTTTATTCCTCGCTCGGTCTTTCTCTATCTGTGTTAGAAGGTTGTAAGAAGTTAGGGGTTTGATTTTCGTGCAATGCCCAAGGTTCGTGCATTGGTATACGTTTCATAATACTATTAAAGGCACCTTGCTGATATTTTGTTGGGTTCCAGTTTGACACAGTATTAGTGAATATGTTATCGTGTGTAATTAAATCAGTAATTGATTGAGCTGGATCTGCAAGTGCTGCACTAGTTGCCGCTGGCCCGTTAAAGTGTATGTTAGGACTTGCTGACATTAAGATATCTGCGCCTGATGCAACTTCGGTATTTGCACCTGATGTTAGATAATTGTATCCGCCTGTGTTAATATCCCAATTGGCTTGTGTATCTGACCTATCACCTATTGTGTTAATGTCAGTAGTGCCGCCTACAGTATGTCTATGATTTCCTGCAACCTTAATATCTAAGTCACCGTTTGTAGAAACATCATCTTGATTTGTGTATTGACGTGTTTCAATTTTTCCGTTAGCACCTATTAAAATATTTGTGTTAAATGCACTTTCAATTTGTATTCTACCGCTTTCAATTTCGTCACCATCAACAATTTTAGAAATAGTTTTTGTGTCGCCTTCTGCTCTGCGGTGTAGGTCATCAGGTGAAACATATTCAGCAGTGGCTTTCATATTAATATTTCTACCTGCTTCGATGTTTACATCTCTATCTGCTCTTATGTTTAAATCATTTTCGCTGTGAACACTAATACTGTCAGCACCGTAAATATCAATCTTACCATTGCTGGTCATTTCAATCCAAGCAGTTCCGCCTGAATTTGTAAGATAAATTAGGTCCTCAGAATTATGTAGTAATAATTGATGTCCTGTACGTGTTCTAAGCCTTGTGTATTCGTTGTATGGAAGATCAGGTATGCCTTTTTCGCCTGCATTTACATCTGCATATTCTACAGGTCCTACGCCTGGTGATGTCTTACGCTGGAATCTATCATCGCCGTCATCCATAACAAACTGTGTACCACCAAGTCTACTGATAGGTACAGCAGTTCTTGATTGTGATTCTGCAGGGCCGATAGCCATACGCTTTGCATTAGTACCATAATCTAACGGACCAGGAGTTGAAATACCAAATACTGTGTTTGGTACTTGACGTCTAGCACTACTTACACTTGGTCCTCTTACGTCATCTTCAATTGTACCTTGTCTTAAAAATCTATCTGCGATTGGATGAACAGGTTTTTTAATTTTTTCAGCATCAATCTCTTTGTCTTTTTCTGCATTCAGAAGTTTATTAATTTCCCCTACAGGTAAGGGTTGACTTGTATTGTATCGTTTTTTATCTTCTTCTGATATATCAAGTTCTGTTGTTGCTCCAATTGCAGGCACCATATTATTAGAAAATGCAGGAGGCACACAAGCAAACCAATATCCTCTTCCAGGATCTCCGTCTGCAAATAGTACAAGTACAGTTACGCCTACGTCAGGTGGAATAGCCCACATACCGTATGACTTTTGGGTGTCATTAAAATCATTTTCATTGTAACCCATTCCTTCAAACGGAGTCATTCCAAAAAACGGCGAAGCATAATTTACAAGATATGTTTGGTTTTCTGAACCTAGTTCGTTACCGTGTGCTTTCAACAAAGTTACTTTTAATCTACCGTTAAATGTAGGATCCATTGTGCTAACAACTTTAGCAACATAAACACCAGAACCTAATCCAATGTTACGTGTTTGATCATATCTAGTTCGTTTATCGTATGCCATCTAACTTTCGTATACCCTTAATATATTTCCATCTTTGTCTGTTTCATCAACAAATGGTTTTGTTCTATCAATGTTAAAGTTAACCAATGTACCGTTACTCTGTCTTCGTCTTTCTGTAAGAGTAGGACCTTCCGGTTGTTTAGGTTTATCTTTAGGACCTGCAGGAAATTTTTTCTGCAATTCTTCTATACTGTTAAATCCAAATACATTTGCTAGTTTATCAGCAAGTGGAAGTTTTTGAGATACATTAGTTTTTGGTGGTTTCTCTGTGCCAATTTTAGTTGCAAGTGCATTGCTGCCTGCTTCTTCTTTTACTGCTTCGCCATCAAAGTCTTCTTCTTGGCCTTGCATTCTAACACAATGTAGTGTTTGTGTAAACAGGCCGCTCGCAAATTCGCTTTCAAGTTTAAACACTCTGTATATACCACTAAATGGACTTAGGGTAGTTGCTTTACTAAATGAGTAAAGTCCGTTAGGTTCATCTTGACCAGATACTCCTGATCCGTTTACATCAACAGGAGTTCTAAAATTAATTCTTATAAAAACATCATTACCTTCATAATTACAGGTTCCGTCTGCCATATACTGCGACCCTTTTTCTGCCTGTACAAAATAATTGCTTAGTCCGCTTTCTACAAGCCAAAATGTATCACCTAATATTTGTAATTCTACTTTGATTAAATCAGCACTTGCATTTTTAACAAGAGCATTATGAAAGTTTTCTGCAACTCGTTGTTCAACAGATTGTGTTCCTGGACCACCTTTTAAAACACTAAATGCATCAGGATCTTTTTTGAGTCTTGATTTTCCTAAATTAGCAACCTGTGCTTTTTTATCTGTACCTTCAGTTGCTGTTACATCTTTTGTACCATCATAAATTGTACCGGCGCTATCTTTGTTGGCATCACTTTGTGTGTTACCTTCAACTGTTGGATTAATACCTGTATAAAACAAGTTGTTAATTTTAATATCAAAGTCAATTACATCAGCATTTTGTCCTGAATAAATGTAATTGTATTCTTTAACAATTTGTTTTTTAAGTTCTTTTTGACCGGGTGGTTTAGCAGTAGCGTTACCGAACACACTAGCGTGGGCCAAGTACGGCACAACTCTGTATGTGTATTTTTTAGCGTAGTCGCCTACACTATCATCGTACCCTATAAATTCTACTTGTACATCAATTCTAAACCAATTAACATAACCTTCTGCGGTAAGTGGTAATTCCCCATTTACTGCTTTAGAACTGTGTCGGCTACTTAAAATAGTTTGTGTAATGATATCAGTAAGTTTCATTTTTTGAGAAAAGTTAAACACACGCTCTGTAGGATTGATTGTTAACTTACCTCTTTCAATTCTACCAGTCTCTTCGTTTATAACATCGTCTTCTTTTCTAAATGCAAAGTTACCGCCTTTTTGAGCAGTATAATCAAACCCACTGTCACCTATTAGATTTTTTCCTGCTTCAGTAGTAGTACCTGCTGATGGGCCGCCTCCTACTGTACGGCCTGATTCGTAATTGTAAGGATTATAAGATGTTCCTTGCTCATCCGATGATGTTGAGTTGTCTACCGCTATAAAATCATAAGTTCTTTCAGGAAACTGTATTTCGTATTGTTCTTTAATTTTATATTTTCCTTGCTCAACTAATGATTGTTCATTATCGTTTAGTGTGCGAACTAGACTTTTAGGATTATCAGGATCTCCAAGTAAACTATAAACTGTTGCATCTTTATCAGGTTCTGGAGCAATACTAATATCTTGCCATAGCATATCTACAGTATCAGCAAAGCCTTGATGATTATAAGGGTATGCTGTAACTGAATATTTGCTGCCGCCTTCTGAAACACTAAAAGTAACTTTTTTAAACTTTAATACAAAGTTTTTAGGTTTCAAACTTTTAATAATACGACCTCTTTCATCGTATCCTTTAAAATCTAATCTAAGTAAAAACGGAGCCAGCAAATAATCTGGATAGCCTGCTTTTAATGATGCGGCTTGCATACTTTGTAAAAGCAATCCCATACTGTAAGGCTCTAGGATATCAAATTCAAAAGCAACTGCATTAGTATTTCCTGTTTTTGGACTTGGTGCAACCACTGCATTCATTTTAAAATTATCAATAAAATATTCAGGTGCTGCTGTACCAAATATCTTTGTACGAGTTTTGTCGCTTCTGCCACCACTTGAAAGTATGATAGAACTTGATAAAGTTACAGTACCTTCTGGCTGGCCTGGGCCACCGCTGCCAGTTGATCTTATATCCGTTTGGCTTGAAAAACTTAGATCATCTGTTCTGTATTCTGACGGCTTGTTAAACTGTTTAGGAGTAAGCACTGCCAATGTCCACAAAGGTACCATTGATGCAAATTGTTCAAGAGGATTAGGAAATTTACTAGGACTGTTACCTAGTTGAGCTTTTCTTCTAGAATTATCAAATCCTTCTATTAACGCATCAATACTTTTCTGGAAATCTGAATCTGACATCATATTGTCAACAAAATTTGAAGGTCTGTCCAGTTCGCTAACTTTAATTAGGCCATCTTTTCTTAATGCTGTTCCTTGACTAATTTTAGTTTTAGCAGGACCGTTTAAATTTGATGTACCGTCTGGTTTTTTACTTTGATACTCATCTAATTGTTGTTGTGATCCGTAAATTCTTTGGGTTTGACCGTTCTTCTGAACATCAACATATGGCTGGCTTCGGTCAATATTAAAATTGACAGTATTACCGTTGCTTTGTATTCTGCGTTCAGTGAATTCGGCAGCCACGTTAGACTCCTAAGTATTTTTTAAGATTTGAATCCTTAGGAATTTGTATTGTAACTCCTGTTTCAAAATCGTATATTGGATCTTTTAGAACATCCATATTTCTTTGTACAAACACCCACCAAAGTTTTTCATTACCGTAAAGATCATATGCTAATAAATCAGGTCGATGATTATATTGGCTCTCAATAGTATATACAAAATCATCAGCCTCTTTTGGTACAGGTCTGACTTTTAATAAGTCAAGATAAAAATTTGTTACAGGAGTGCTACTATAATGTGATGATGGATCGTATTTTGCCATTAGAAGTACCCCACTCCGCCTTTGTTAGACATCTGCCCATTGGCATAATCTGTAAGACTGAATTTTCTCATACTTGATCTGTTGTAGATAGGCTGTACTTCACAACTAATATTACTTTTAATAGGTACCCAAGTTGGTTTATTACTACCTGTAAGATTTGGACTTACTTTAATATAGTTGACATCGTTAGGCATTTGAACACTAAAACTTTTAACTACAATCGGTGTGTTTTCAAACAACATACTTCCGTATCCGTTTAACATACAAACCGGTGGAGGATTACCAACGTTTGCTCCTTGACCATAAAACATTTTAGTTACAGTTCTAAAGAATGTTGTTGCTGCAATCCAATATGCCGCATCTGATTCAGTTTCACAAATAAAGTCTCCGCTAATATTGATTGCGTCCACTTGTGAGTTCTTGTAAGCAAGATACGGATAATTATTATGTACTGGTGCTAATTCTGAATAGTTTGCAGTTGTTCTAATTTCCATTGTAGGTAACACTGGCCAAGTAACACCGCCGGTTTTCTGCAATACTGAAAACAAGTCACTGTTAAAGTTACTCCAATTGCAACTAATTTTGATACGCCAGTCATTGTCGGCACTAGGGTTAAGTTTTATCTTTTCCCCTGTTGTAGTAAACAATTCACCGCCCGGAGGTAAGTTGGCACCACGTTTTAAACTTAAAATATCATTGAGATTGCCAGCAGTTTGTCCAATAGACGCTGCAATGTCTGTGAAGCCACCTGCTAAATCTCCGCCGGTTAATTTTGTAAGAGCACCGGAAATATCTCCGGCTGTTTTTTCAAGTTGGCTTGCTACGCCGCCAAACACACTTCCTAGAGTACCTAGAGATTCTGCAGCAGAATCAATTGAACCTGAACCTACTGGCGATTGGATTACTTTACCTGCCCCTGTTTCTAATGCAGAGTTTGCACCAGATAGCATACCAGCAATGTTCATACCTGCTGCTGCTTGGTTCAAACCACTTGTTAAACCACCTGATAATTGGTCGATCTTTCCATCGAGTGCAATTTTATCTTGTAAGTTGCCTGCAACGTTAATTGCAGCATTTGCTTTTGCTGTTGCAGCGGCTATATCGGCCGCGACAGAACTGTTGACTTGTGTGGTTAATTTTGCTAACGGATTTATATTTAACATTTTGGTAAAATTTCCTATATATAACTCTATTTATTTCAAGAGAAATGTGCTATTATATTAATTCATAGAGGAGAATAGAAATATGGCAAAAAGAACAAATTATTTGACAAATAAGGACCTACTTGCTGAAATACACCGCAGTAAGAGTACCTTCTGTTCGTTTGTCGATTCTGAACACCATCAATACGACTTAATTGTACCAAGTCTTGAAAAAATTAACATTAGAACTACAGCCGAAGCAAAACGCAACCGTGCAGCAAGATTAGCAAAGAAAGCACACGCTGAAGCAGTTGAAGCAGCCGGGAAAAAGATACCAGCAAAGCAGTTTGAAATTGATTATAAAAAGATTACCAAGGAAGAAGTAGTGTTTAGGGTAATGACATTTGAACATATACCAGAAGACTTAACACGAAAGAAAACAAAGAAAACAGTAGCAGACCATCATACAAAAGTAAACTTTCCGCCTTTCCAGCATTGGAAGTTCGATGACAAAGGAAACCTAATTTGTGTAGGTAAAAGTCATTGGGTAGGTGGTATGGAAAACGGATACTTCGACGGAAGATGTGGTAAAGCAACTAACGACCTTGCAAGAATGTGGATGAAGTTGTGTGATCGATATGCAACACGTGGTAATGTAAGAGGTTACACATACAATGACGAAATGAAAGGCCAAGCAATATTACAGTTGGCACAGATAGGACTACAGTTTGATGAATCTAAAAGTAATAATCCTTTTGCTTATTATACCGCTGCTGTTACTAATAGTTTTGTACGTATCATTAATATCGAAAAACGTAACCAAAATATTAGAGATGATATTTTAGAAATGAATGGTATGAATCCTAGTTGGTCACGTCAGGAACAAGGACGAGGAGACAGTCAAACGCCTCCTGCGGCTGCGCCTGCAACAAAAACTAAGAAAAAGTCTTGACTTATGAACAAAACTACTGTAAAATGTAGTATAGGAGTAAAGAATGCCGTTATTTAAAAAAGCAGCCTGCTTCACAGACATTCACTTTGGAATGAAAAGTGGAAGTAGGACACACAATATGGATTGTGAAGAGTTCCTAAAGTGGTTTTGCAAGGAAGCAAAAGCCGCTGGTGCAGAAACTTGCATCTTTTTAGGAGACTGGCACCACAATCGTGCGACTACAGATGTCAGCACAATGAACTACACAGTGAGTAATTTAGAAAGACTCAACGAAACATTCGAGAAAACTTACTTTATGGTTGGTAATCACGATTTGTTTTATAAAGACAAACGTGAAATCAATAGTATTGAATTTATGAGATTGTTTCCTAACATTATTCCGATCACAGAACAACTAACAGAAGGCGATGTTACATTGTTGCCTTGGCTAGTTGGAGAAGAATGGAAGGCTGTTAAAAATATTAAAAGCAGATATGTGTTTGGTCACTTTGAATTACCATACTTTAAAATGAATGCAATGGTTGAAATGCCTGATCACGGAGAATTACAGCCAGATCATTTTACTAATCAAGAATACGTGTTCTCAGGACACTTCCACAAACGTCAAACAAAAGGCAATGTAACCTATATGGGTAATGCATTTCCGCACAACTATGCAGATGCGTGGGATGATGAACGTGGTATGATGTTCTTAGAGTGGGGTGGGGTGCCTGAATATAAGACTTGGCCTGCACAACCTGTGTTTAGAACATTCAAACTAAGTCAACTTTTAGAAAAACCAGAAGACCATCTAAAAGAAAATATGCATTGTCGTGTTACGATTGATGTACAAATTACTTTTGAAGAAGCAAACTTTATTAAGGAACAGTTTATTCCGCAGTTTAAACTTCGTGAACTTATGTTGATTCCAGAGAAAGTAGAAGTAGAATCAAATATTGATCCTATCGATTTGTCATTTGAAAGTGTTGATACTATTGTAATGAATCAAATCGAACAATTAGACAGCGACTCTTATGACAAGCGTATGCTTACGGAGATTTATCGAGACCTATGATAAAAATTAAAAATATAACAGTAAAAAACTTTATGAGTGTTGGTAATCAAACTCAAGCAATTGATTTTGACAAGGGAGAACTTACACTTGTGCTAGGTGAAAACCTAGACTTAG